AGGTTTTGGATGTGGAGGTATCCACATTGTTTTGAAATACTATAGTTTATTTTCCGGCTAACGCTCGTTTCGAAGTCTTAAAAGGCTTTGCTACTTATCTACATAATAAGGTCGCTATTCACGCTTGGAGAAGCATAAACTCAAATTTTAATGTTAAGATGTGAGCATTAATCTTAGCTTGAGAAATCAAGAACATCCCTTAACAGATTTTTATGGATGCAAAGAAGTTACTTAAAGCTGCTAGAAAAAGAATTGCAAATGAAGCTCGGAAAGTTGCCAGAGACACTGCTAAGGCAGCTGCTACTACTGGAGCTATTATGGCAGGGGAAGCCATTGGTGGACCGTCTGGTGCATTGGCAGGTGCCATGCTCGAGAAACGTCTCAACAAGCGTATTGACAAGGCTGTCAAGGGCAGAGGGAATTACTCGGTCGGTCGAGGAAATTACATGGTTGGTCGCGGAATGTATTCGGATCAGAACGGTGCGTCGTCTACTGCCGGGCCAATTACTAATTCCGTGATCAATGGCGATTACCTGAACCATACCCCCAAGTTTCATTCAACTCATGCAGATGATGGTTCCATCATTGTACGTAAAAGAGAGTTTGTCATGTCGATTAACTCTACTGGAAGTTCCAGATTCACCGTAACTTCGTTACAGATTAATCCTGGCCTTTCTTCCATTTTCAAGTTCTTATCTCAACTGGCTGCAAATTATGTTGAATATGAAGTTGGACAAATTTTCTTTGAAGTTAAACCTGTTATTTCTTCTACAAGTGTTTCCTCCGTTGGATCACTTGGAACAGTTGCCATTGCTGTAAACTACAACTCCGGTGCCCCAAACTTTACCTCATTCCCAGAGATGGTGGATTACATTGGTGCTGTTGAGGGCACTGCAGCAAGCCATATGCTCTATGGACTAGAGTGTGAGCCATCCAAGAATGCTAATAATTCCAATTTGTACACCAGATCTGGGTCTGTACCAACCGGTCAAGATATCAAGACCTATGATGTTGGCAAGCTCCAGATTGGGTTATTTGGAATTCCATCTGCATACATCGCTGGAACTCAACTTGGTTTGTTGTATGTCAGCTATACAATGAAATTGTCTAAACCCAAGATCTATAGTGCTCTTGGTCTTACCATTCAGACAGATTCATTTGCTGGTGCCGTTGGTTGTGCACCCGGTTTACCAATGGGTACAGCTCCCGTCAAACACACCAATAATACTATTGGTGGACAGTTGGCTAAAGCTGGTTCTTCTGTTTACACCTTCCCAGATGACTTCACCGGAACCGTTGTGGTTCAGGCGTTTGCTTCTGGAACTGCCATTGTCATGGTTGGAACTTCACTTTTCACCAGTGGGAACATAGTAGCATACGATTTGTTTTCAAATGTTGCTTCCGACTCGAATTGTTTTGATGCCAGTAATTCTGGGATACAGGGGATGATCTCTTGTGCTTTCACTGTAGTACAAGCTACAACCCCAGGTTCTAACACAATCACCTATGCCGTTTCATCCGGTGTGTTAACCACAGCACAACTGATTGTCTCTGAATTCAACCCATCAATGGATTTGCTTTCATTCAATAATGTTCCAGCTTAATTGTTGGTCATTATTTCCCTGTATGTATATGAGAAAAAACAAAATAAAACACACAAAAAGAATGAAGGGTTAATGTAGTAACCCACGGTACCCCACAAAGATTTGCTATGCTCGACAGGCCACTGCGGCAGCTAATCACTTACCAAGATTATTATGACTTCTAAACAACAATGGGG